TCCGCCCTCGAATGCGAATCCTTCTTCGCAAAACTCGGCATCGACCGGAATGGCCGTCTGGTGCACGGCAGCCGGGGCGCGGATCGTTTCAAGACGCTGGAGGTCATGTACCGTGATCCGTTCCAGATCGCGAAGCGTGTCGGCAAATCCATCGCCGCCCATCAGGGCGCGTTCTCGAGCTGCCTGGTCTGGTGCTTCACCGTTGTGTTCGGCGACCTGAGCCTGGAGCCCGATCCGCCACCCGCATGGACCGCATACCGGCGCTGGCGAGCCGCGGCGGGCGGTCAGGGGTCATTATACGACGCCCCCGGCCATCTGTTCGGGCCCGGCGAAACCGGGATGCTCGCCGAGCTCGTCGCGGGTGCGATGCGCGTGCGCTGGGAGGCCCTGATCGCGGCCAAACCCAACAAATTCGTGCTCCGCCTCTGCCACGACGACTACCTCACGGTCTATGCGCGCAGCACCCCGAGCGGGATCATCCATGACCTCGAGAAGCTTGGCCTGCCGGCGAAGCGGCCGGGCATCGGTTGAACGGACGGTATTATCGAGCAGACGTGCCGGCAACGCGTATTCGCATCGATGCCCAGCGCCTTTTCGGTTGAGCGGAAGTAAGCGCGAGAAACCGCGTCATCGCCTGGCACCACGTCGCTCCGCCGCCCCCGTTCGCGCCAGGCAAAACTGTCCCGACGATATGACCTTGGCCGCGTCGACGCCGACGAATGCCGTGTTGCCCCAGCCCATGCTAAAGCCCAGGCTTATCTTGTTCATGTAGAATCCGGAAAATACGCAATGTCCGTCGTGCGAACCACTGTTGCCGATCAGTGTAACGTCCGTTCCACCGGCTTTCGGATCCTCAAAGTCGTTTGGAACCGCAAACCCGCCGGCTCGGTCCGGCCATACGGCCGGGCAGTCCTCCTCCCGCACGAATGTGATGTAGACGATTTTTCCGTCTCCCATCGGCGGCGCCGAGCGCACATACTCACCGGCTTCGAGCTTGGGCCGCCAAACCGGCACGGCGGTTCGATCCTCGTCGGAGCGCCGGCATATCGGCAACGCGTCGTTCGGCTTGCTGCGGGGCGTTGATTTCTCGTCGCCCAGACAGTAGCGGCCGGATGTCATGATCTCGAATGTGTCGACCGGCCAGAAGTGGGTTTCGCTCCAACCGTCGTTCGCGCCGCTTGCGGGTTCGTTCCTGTAAAAGCCGACGAAATAACACTCGTTGCCGTAGGCCAGGATCTGATCCTTGGGGTCGTGGACCTCGACCCGGAGACCAGAGCCGGGCCCGGCCTTTTCATGCACGAGCTCGAAAACGTAGATCTTGTTTTCTGGCGGCTCCCAGCAGCTCGGGCTTACGTCGAGAAACATATAGACGATCCTTCCGTCCCCCTGTGGCGGCGCGGACAAAAGCTTGCCCTCATTGGTGACCTTTGGCTGCCAGACCGGCATCGGGGTGCGCAACTCGTGCGCCGGCCGGCACCGTGGCAATGCCGGCTGTGCGGCCGCGAGACTCGGTGGGACAAGCGACAGCAACGCGAAGGCGAGCTTCGCCGAGAGTCTTTTCGTCATTGATATGCACCCCCGGAAATCAAAGCGACAAAGCTAATGCGGCTGGAGGCTCGCTGGAGAAAATGTCGAATTCGGGACGTCGGTGCGGGGATCGATCGATCAACGGGCGCGATTATCCCGCGACTTGATCTTTTGTCTTGACACCCGGTCGTTTGACGATCGCCCGCCAAATCGCATAGGAGAAAATACACAGTCGGAATTGCGCCCGCCGGGAAGACGCGCGGGCGTTTTGCGTTTCGGGGGCGGAAGCGAGACCCGTGCGCGATCTCCCGACGATCCGGAAAAGTCCCCGATACACCACACCGGCGCCCATGCCGCGTGGCGGCCCGCGTGTCGGGCGCAACGCCCGGCGCGACACGCGTGCGTTTCACCGATCTCACAACAACACTCAGGAGCCACCATGCCGACCATTTGGGATTTGTTGCGCCCCGATTTTTGGCCGAACCAGCCATACGGTCCGCCCGTCGATCCGGGGCAAGGCTCCGGCTGGTCGCCGAGCGCGACGTTCCCGTGGGACGCGGCCGCGTCCACGCCGGCCTATCTCGCGCCCGACGCGACGGCATCGTCGAGGCCGCCGGGCGCACCCGACGCTCCCCAGGGCCTGCTTTCTCCCATGTATGGCGGGTATCGCAACCCCGGTCTGTCCGACGAGGAAAAGAGCCGGCAGGATCTCGCCTACGCTCAACGGGCGAACGCTTTCAGCCGGTGGTTTTTCGGGCCGGCCAGCGCACCGCCGCAGGGGCGGACTGCGGCGCCGACGCAAGCAACATGGCCGGCGGCACCGTCGGGCGACGACGTGTCGTATCCGGATACGCCGACATACGCGCCGCTTGGCGGGACAGCCGAGACAGCCGCGACGAAGCCGGATGTCTTCCCGCCCGCGGCTACGCCATTCGTCGACCGTTGGGCCGAGCCCTCGGACTTTCGCCGACAACCGCCCTCATACCTGAGCCCGATCCCCAAAGCGCCGCCAGCCATCGCCAGTATGCCGTCGCTGACCCGATCGCAACGCCGGAGCAAGCACGTCTATCCGTATTTTCCGGTCGGCCTGGGTAACGATCCGGGGACGAACGGTGAGGGCTGGTTTGCCCAGAATTCGCCGGATCCGTCGCTTTTCGACCCGACGCCGGCTTGGTTGCGCGACAGCATGGCGGTCCCGCCGTCGCCACATCCCGCGCCCGCGCTCGACTCGGCGACCCTTCAGCAGTCCGGGCTTGATATGAACGATCTGGTTAATCGTGTGATTTATGCCGAAAGTCACGGTGATACCTATGCTCCTGGAGTCGGCAGCACCGCGTTGGGCGCAGGCCAGTTCACCGCCCAAACCTGGGTTGATGAAATCAAAAATCATCTCTCCGAGCTGGTCAAAGAAAATCCATGGCTCGACCCATCCATCCGCCAACACCCCGAGGACCTCACCAAGAAAGTTGCCGCAGCAGCCGGCCTCCTGAACGCGAGAACGAATTACGCCTTGGCGCGTCGCGGGACGGCAGATCTTGCAAAAGAAAACGCCGCGCAACTGACGGCCGCGCGACTCCCGGTGACAGCGAGGAACCTGTATCTGGCGCACTTTTTTGGTGCGAAGGACGCGATCAATGTTCTTAACGCCGAGCCGACCACGCCGGCAGAGCAAATCGTCAGCCCGGCCAGCGCACATGCGAACGCGAGTGTCGTCTATGGCAACGATGTTCAACGACTTCTCGCGTTGATCGACAGAAAAATGGCGTCTGCTCGACCCGACCTCCTGCCGTTTCGCTGACGCTGGATAGAAATTGCGCGTGGCATCAGCGGCGACGCGAGACACGAGACCGCGCCGATGCCCGAAATGGTAGGGAGGCCAGGCTGCTGGTCGGCCGCATGCGGATGATGCGCGTGTTGCGCCGGCGACCTTATTTGTCCGCATCATGATGTGCCGCCACATCGTGCTGCGCCTGGCAGAATTGTCCCGACGATATGACCTTGGCCGCGTCGACCGCGCGGAACGTCGTGCTCCACCATCCCTGGTGCATGCCGGTCACCGGCTCGTTCATGTAAATGCCGGACCAAACGCAATGTCCGTTCTGCGAACGGACATTGCCGATCACGGCAACCTCGAGCCCGCCGGAGTCGTGGGGATCCTTATCATCATTCGCGAGCGTAAAATAAGTGGGCTGATCTTGCCATGGGCCAGGACAATCCTCGGCTCGCACGATCGAGATATAGACGAATTTGCCATCTCCCATTGGCGGCTTCGAGGACAGGTTTTCTCCGCGCGTAAGCTTGGGTTGCCATAGTGGCACGGGCGTCCGATCCTCGCCCAATCGCTTGCAGGCGGGAAGCGAGTCGCGAGGCTCGGCGTCGGATGCTGATCTTTCGTCACCCAAACAGTAGCGGCCGGACGACATAATCTCGAATTTGTCGACGGGTCGAAAGGTAGTCTCAATCCATGCGTCATGGGTCTGGTTTGCGGGCTTGTTGACGTAGAAGCCGGAGAGGAAGCACGCTCCGCCGCCAACGGCTTTGCTGCGGTCGTAGATGTTCACCTTGAGGCCACGGACCCCAGGTCCATGCTTTCCATCGAGAAACTCAAAAACGTAGAGGTTGTCTTCCGGGGGCTCGATGCAGCCGGCGAAGTTGTCGTCCGTATTGAAATGAAAGTAGACGATCCTGCCCTCGCCACGCGGCGGCGCCGATGAGAGCTTGCCGTCGATCACTTTGGGGGTCCAGACCGGCATGGGGGTGCGCAACTCATGCGCCGGCCGGCACCGTGGCAACGCCGGCTGTGCTGCCGCGAGACTCGGCGGGACAAGCGACAGCAACGCGAAGGCGAGCTTCGCCGAGAGTCTTTTCGTCATTGATATGCACCCCCGGAAATCAATGCGACAAAGCTAACGCCGCCGCAGGTTCGCTGGAGAAAATGTCGAAATCGGGACATGGGTGCGGGGATCGATCGATCAACGGGCGCGATTGTCCCGGGACTTGATCTTTATTCTTGACACCCCGTTTCTTGACGATCCCCCGCCAAATCGCATAGGAGAAAATACACAGTCGGAATTGCGCCCGCCGGCAAGCCGCGCGGGCGCTTTGCGTTTCGGGGGCGGAAGCGAGACCCGCCCGAATGACAAAAATCCGTTGTATGCAAGCATATTGCTTCCTTCTGAGGAGCATGTATTGACGGATGAACAAGCAGCGAGACTCAGTGCCCTCATTGCGCCGCACAGACTTCCAAATCCCGTCTACCTTCCACGAAAATAGATGGTACGATCAATCGACCCCGGAGGGTTCGTCGATGGTACAGATAACAACTGATTTCAATTGGCGCGAGGATATCCTGACGGTCGTGCTTCCGGATCGGGTCCCTATCGAAATACTTGTCCCTGGCACACGGATCGTTCTCCACGAGCCGGGCGGCATGGAGTGCGAAGCGATCGTGCGCCGCGGCAACACATGGCCGTGGGTCGCGGACATCGTCGAGGACACCATCAAAGAGCTCCGTGCTGACAAATAGATCGCCCGCACGCTGGCCATAGTCTTTTGAATCAGGTCGGCAGCGAGTGTCGCCCACGGCTCCGCCTTCGCTCGTGAAGCTGCAGCGGACAAGGCACGTCATCGTAGCCCGGATGGAGCGGAGCGACATCCGGGACCACCGTCCCCGCTACGGCTACTACAATGGGAATTGGTGCCGGAACACGAGCGGCACGAATTCCTGCCTGTCTTCACCTTGTGCGATAATTCGAGAGATCTCGATGGTTCAGATTCGGATCTTTCGCGGCCTGATGGACAAGCAGGACGTACCGTCCGAGTACATAGCGGAATCGCAGGGTGTACGCCTGGCGTGCAATTTCGATCCATCGGTGGTCAGCCGTTACAAGGAATGCGTGATCGATTTTATCGAAGGCCGTTTCGTGTTCATCGACGCCAACATGAGGGACTTTCTGGATTGAGCGGGCGCCACGCGGGGAGTCGTTCTCCGGCACTGCAAGGTCCTGGGCATGATTGAAATGTTTCGATCTTTATTCTTGACGCCCTGTTTCTTGACGATCACCCGCCAAATCGCATAGGAGAAAATACACAGTCGGAATTGCGCCCGCCGGGAAGCCGCGCGGGCGTTTTGCGTTTGGGGGCGGCGGCGAGTGTTGCCCATGGCTCCGCCTTCGCGCTTCCGCCTTCGCTCGTGAAGCTGCCGCGGATAAGGCACGTCATCGTAGTAGTCGTAGCCCGGATGGGCCTTAAGGGCGTTTACGCCCGTCTTCGCGGGCTGTGGCGACATCCGGGACCGCCGTCCCGCATTTCGCTGCGCTCAATGCGGGCTACGGCGTCTCCTGCGCCTCCCGCCCCACCAACAGAGTCACCCCATGCCAAAGATGCCTCTCTCCGAGCTCAAGGCCATGCTGGCGGCCGAGCAGAACGATGCGCTCGCGGCCGTCACGGCCTCGAAGCTCTCGCACCAGCGCGCCGACGCCATGGATTATTACCTCGGCGAGATGACGCGCGACATGCCGGCGCCCGAGGGGCGCTCGCGCGCGGTGTCGACCGACGTCGCCGACACCATCGAGGGCCTGATGCCCTCCCTGATGGAGATCTTCGCCGCCGGCGACGAGGTGGTGCGCTTCGAGCCGGTCGGGCCCGAGGACGTGGCCGCCGCCGAGCAGGAGACCGATTACGTCAACCACGTCTTCATGCAGGCCAATCCGGGCTTCTTGATCCTCTATTCGTTCATCAAGGACGCGCTGTTGTCCAAGGTCGGCGTCGTCAAGGTGTGGTGGGAGACCCGCACCCAGGTCGAGCGCGAGACCTATTACGACCTGCCCGACGATGGCTATGCGATCCTCGCCGCCGATCCGGCGATCGAGATCGTGGCGCACACGGCGCGGCCGGCCATCGAGTTGCCGGAGGGCGAGGAGGCGCCGGAAGGCATGCCGATGCTGCACGACGTCGAATGCGTGCGCTCGAAAGCGGCGTCGGGCGTGCGCATCGAGCCGGTGCCGCCGGAAGAGTTCGGCATCAGCCGCAATGCGCGCTCGCTGCGCGATTGCGACTATGCGTTCCACAAGGTGCTGCTCACGCCCGCCAAATTGATTGCGCAGGGCTTCGACAAGCCACAGATCGACGCGCTCCCGAGCTACGCCACCATCACCAATATCGAGGAGATCGAACGCGACACCGTCAACGAATATCAATACTCCGGCGACGAGGCCAACAAGGCGACCCGGCGCATCGAGGTCACCGAGCACTATGTGCGCATGGACTACGCCGGCGACGGCAAGGCCGGCCTCTATCTGGTGACGACGGCGGGCAGCCAGGGCGACATTCTCACCCGTGACGGCAAGCCCGACATCCGTCCGATCGACGAGATCCCGTTCGCCGCCATGACGCCGGTGATCGTGACGCATCGCTTCTTCGGCCGCTCGATCGCCGATCTCGTGATGGACATCCAGCGCATCAAGACCGCGCTGTTGCGCAGCATGCTCGACAACGCATACCTGGCCAACAATCCGCGGGTGGAAGTGGCCGAGCAGTTCGCCTCGCCCGAGACGCTCGACGATCTTTTGGTGTCGCGGCCGGGCGGCATCGTGCGCACCAAGCAGCCGGGCGGGCTGAACTGGCAGCAGGTGCCCAGCATCGCGGCGCAGGTTTTTCCGGTGCTCGAATACATGGACGCGACGCGCGAGCTGCGCACCGGCGTGACCCGGCAAGGGCAGGGGATCGACGCCGGCAGCCTGATGAACCAGAGCGCGACGGCGGTCAACCAGGTGTTCACCGCCGCGCAGGCCCGCATGCGGCTGATCGCGCGCATCTTCGCCGAGACCGGCATCCGCGATCTCTTTCTCCTCGTGCACGGCACCATCCGCCGCCACGGCGAAGAGGCCGCGACGTTTCGGCTGCGCAACCAATGGGTCAGCGTCGATCCGCGCGAATGGAAGACCCGCAACGACATGACGGTGCATGTCGGGCTCGGCACCGGCGGCAAGAGCGAGCAGCTTGCCCACGTGATGTCGATCATCGGCTTGCAGAAGGAAGCCCTGATGGCCGGCAAGAGCAATCTGGTCACCGACCAGAACCTCTACAACGCCGCCAAGCAGGCGACCCGGCTGGTCGGCCTGCCCAATGTCGACTCGTTCTTCACCGATCCCGCGACCCAGCCGGCCCCGCAGGGGCGCCCCGATCCGGCAATGCTCAAGGCCCAGGCCGAGGCCGCGCAATCCCAGCAGAGCCTCCAGCTCACCGCCGCCAAGGCCCAGGCCGATACCCAGCACGAGACCGCCCGCCTGCAGGCCGACGCCGCGCTGGCGCAGCAGAAGTTCGAGCACGCCCAGCGCATGGCGCTGCTCGAGCACGATTTGAAAACGCGCCAGCACAACATGGAGATGGCCGCCCGCGCCGCCGAGCTCGCCGCCAAGGCCGGCCCCGATGGCCAGCCGCTCGACCTCGCGCAGATCGTCGGCGCGCTCGCGCAGGCGCAAGCGCAAGCGCCGCAGGCGCCGCCCCGCGGCATGCGCGTCGTGCGCGACGCCGCCGGCCGCGTCTCTCACGTCGAGCCGATGACGTGAGGCGTCATGGCCGGGCTTGTCCCGGCCATCCACGCCTATGCCCGGGCATCGAGGTTTTTTACCGCTGCATCAAGACGTGGATGCCCGCGACGAGCGCGGGCATGACGGACGAATAGATTCGAGCCGAACGCGAAATACTTTGACGGCGCACAAAAGGACTAACCCATGGCCGCATTCAACAAGTTCAACGCCTTCGTGGCGGACGTCGCCAACAAGACGCACAATCTCGGCGCCGACACCCTCAGGGTGATGCTCACCAACACCGCGCCGGTCGCCACCAACGCGGTCAAGACCGACATCACCGAGATCGCGGCCGGCAACGGCTACACGGCGGGCGGCACCCAGGCCACCCTGGTGTCGTCCGCGCAGGCGAGCGGCACCTACGCGCTCAAGCTCAACAACGTGACGTTCACGGCGTCCGCCGGTTCGATCGGGCCGTTCCGCTATTGCGTGCTCTACAACGCGACCGCGGCGAGCGGCAATCTCATCGGCTGGTACGACTACGGGACCAACCTCACCACGACCGCCGGCAACTCGTTCCAGGTGCAGTTCGACGCCGTCAATGGCGTGCTGCAGTTGGCGTGAGGCACGCCGATGGCTCAAATCGTCATATTTCTCACGTCCGGAACGACGTGGACCGTCCCGATTGACTGCGTGAAGGCCGACTCCGTCGAAGCCATCGGCGGCGGCGGTGGCGGCGGTGGTTCTGTGCCCACCAGTGTTGGCGCCGCGGGAGGGGGCGCTGGCGGCGGCGGCGAGTATCGCAAGGCGGCGAACGTCTCGCTTACGCCGGGCGGTTCCGTTCCGATTGCAATCGGAGTAGGCGGCCCCGGCGGCGGCAGTGGCTCAAACGGGACCGCCGGAACGGCCACAACTTTCAATACCAGCACGGTCATCGCGAACGGTGGCGGCGGTGGTGGTGGCGGCGCCAGCGCCCCAGGTGGCGCGGGCGGCACAGGCGGCACAGGAGCGGCAGCAAATTTCAATGGCGGCGCAGGTGGTGGCAACACCATTTTTGGCGGCGGCGGTGGCGGGGGAGCAGGCGGACCGAATGGCGTTGGAGGTACGGGTGCCGGCCCGTCAAGTGGCTCAAGCCGTGGAGGACAAGGCGGTGGTGGTAACGGCGGCGGGGGCAATGGCTCTAATGTCGGAAATACCAACGGGCTTAGCGGGTGCAACGGCGGGACAGCGCAAGATTTAACCGCTGGGGGCGTGGGCGGCATACGTAATACCTCGTCGGCAACCGCAGGGTCACACGGCTCGGGCGGTGGCGGCGGTGCCGGTGGAAGCTCGGTAAGTGCCCTTGGCGCGGCGGGGGGCGCTGGGATCGAGTGGACCGCAACCGTGGGCGGAACGGCGGGCTCGGGCGGTGGTGGTGGTGGCGGCGGCAGCGATGGAGGCGGTGGCGAGACCGGTGGAACTGGTGGGCTCTACGGCGCTGGCGGCGGCGGGGCCGGGATCGGGGCAACCGGCACTCCGTCGGGGGCCAGCGGCGCCAACGGCATCATCGTGATCACCTACACGCCATTTGTCCCGGCGGCGCCTCGCCGCATTCGCAACTTCATCGAACACAGGAGCTGACAACCATGGCACGCGGACGTGTCTACACGATCTATATGGATGCGGTCGCAGTCTCGGTGACGCAGGACCTTTTCACCATCCAGGCCGCAGCCGGCATTCCGCTCGAGATCCATGCGGTCGCGCTGTCGCAGAAGACGCTCACCGCCTGGGAGGCGAAGGACATCGGGTTCAAATACGTGCCCGCGACCGTCACGCTGACCGGCGGCACTGCGGTGACGCCGACCTCGATGCTGCCGGGCGACGTCGCGGCGAGCACGACCTGCCGCACCAACAGCACCACGCTGGCGACCTCGAGCGGCAGCATCCGCACCGTGCTGGCGGACGACTTCAATTTCCTCAACGGCTTCTACTGGTCGGCCGCCGGCGACGACGACCGCATCATCGTCAAGGGCGGCGACGCCTTCACGGTGCGGCTCGGCACGGCGCCGAGCGCCGCGATGACGGTCTCGGGCTGGGTGTCGTTCGCCGAGCTGGTGTGATGACCGACAAGGTCCACGTCTTCCGGCCGGCGCGGCGAAAAACCCGGCGGCGCACTTTTGCGCCCATCGGCGTCTCGACCACGACGCTGTCGGCCCTGTCCGGATCGTTCGCGCTCGCCGGCGAGACCGCCGCCGGCCAGGTCCAGGCGGTCGCGGCCGCCGGCGCGTTTGCGCTCACCGGGGTTACGGCCGCTTTCCAGGCTGCGGCACCCGTCAGCCGCGGGGCTTTCGCACTCGCGGGCGCCAGCGGCGCGTTCCAGGCCACACTGGCGGTCTCGTTCGGCGCGTTCGCGCTGGCGGGCGTGGCCGCGCCGTTCCGGGTCGAGGCCCCGGCCGCGAGCGCATCATTCGGGCTCGCCGGCGAGGCACTTGCGTTT